AGGGTAAGCTGGTTGATCCCGATGATCTTGATGATATGCCGAGCTACCGCAGCGTTTATGCTCATTGGCGCGAACCCGAACAAGTTCGTGAGACTGTCAATACGCTTCGCAAAGCTGCTGACTGGCTTGATGGCGGAGAATGGAATTCTGTTGAATATGTGGGGAGTTGGTAGGATGAGTAAGATTGGAAATTATGTTGTGAGTTTGCAGGAAAGCGCGATGATGCCGTGCCCCGATTGCGATGGTGATGGTATTGTGGCTGTTGAAGTTCCGATGCCACATTCACCGAGCCGCGATATTGGGGAGCTTTACGAAGAGATGCACCATTGTGAGCTTTGCGATGGCTTGGGAGAGATTGAGCGGGAGGATGAAGATGAGTGATCGTAATTATGAGTATGATGCCGATGCTTCTTTTGATGATTTGGCTAGAGCGTTAGGCGCGATGCTAGTTCTTACAACAGAGATCGGTCATCGTGAAGATATATTGGCGGCTACGATCAGCCAATTATGTGATGCGTTTATTGGGATGTTAATTTTGGAAAGCGGTGATGAGGTAAAGATGACTGATCGTGATATAAACAAGATAACGAAGACAACAAGTGCCGCTGGGGTGCGTTGGATGTTGGACGAGGTATTTCGCAAAGTGTTTGGGGAGAAGTGGTGATGGATAAACCTACATTCCGTTACTTACTCGACCGCTTGGAAGAGGTAAAAACGCAGTCTGATCTGGACAGTATTAAGGACGAGGTTGAGGGGCTTTTGCCCCTTGATCGCTTCGAGGTTGATGAAAAGGGCTTTGATGTGTTGGGCGCGATTGACGATGTTAAGCGTGATTACATTGGCAGAGCTTTGAAGAAAGCCCCGACTTTATACGAGGCGGCAGATTTGCTCGGGTTAAAGAGCTATCAGGTTCTTGTGAATTGGATGAAGAAGCTGGGAGTGAGCAAATGATTGCTAGTATGTGCTTGGCGCTTGCCCTTTACCATGAGGCTAGAGGGGAGCCGCACTACGGGCAGCTTATGGTTGCTCGTGTGATTGTAAACCGCGTTCAGTCTAATAATTTCCCCGACAGCATTTGCGATGTTGTGATGCAACCCCGGCAGTTTTCTTTTGTTCGGGATGGCAAGATCCCGAAGCCCGAAGACGAGACTTCTTGGCAGAGTTCTCAAGACTTGGCTGCTGAGATTGTCAAAGATGTTCGGGTTTTGCCTTACTCTGCTGCGGATCATTACCATGCTTTGAGGGTAAAGCCTGTTTGGAGAAAGGATCTTCATGAGGTTACGCAAGTTGGCAACCACATTTTCTACTCCCGAAAAGATCCGTCTGATTTGCTTGGCAAGATTCGCCCGAAGTCAAGGCCCGAAAGTTTGGTTAAACCCGAACAATTTTCTTTTATGAGGTGGCTTGGTTTGTTATAAGTTTCGAGTGGGTAGCTTTCATCAGCAAGATATACTGACTTTGCCACGGGAATGGCGGTTGTTTAACCTCGGATGACGTTGCTACCAAATGTGCCAACATTATTTTCAACGGCTACCCACACGATTACTTAGTATTCAACTAAGTTTAAATTCTTCTTCTTGAGTTTCATTTCTAGGTCGGCCTCTTTAAGAGAGTTTGGCCCTCTTGTACCCCTAAAAACTATGTTGTGAATTGATCCAGTTGCGCCTCGTCTTTCTGCAAGAAGAACACCAGCTTGATGGTTCACAATACATAAGTCATCTTTGGAAGTATTTGATGGATCAACCAAACCCTCACAAAGGTCTTTGGCTCTTTCTTTTAGCGCCTTATCAAGGTTGCCTGCGTCTTCGAATGTCTGTGCCTCAATATCAATAACGATAACGGCTCTTAAAGGTTTTCCCATTTTATTTCCTCTCCGGTTATGAGGCTTAATAAATACACCAGTTAAAATATTTTGCAAGTATGTTTATTTAAACAAAAACCCCCGAACCGAAGTTCGAGGGTTTGTTCACTTAGCATTGAGGTTAGTAAGACCTCTTTGAATATACAATCATATAACAAGCATTATGTCCACACGATTACTTTCTTGGAAGACCATATCTGTTCTTAACTTGCGTTACTGCTTGATGAGATTTACCGAGTAGTTCTGCAATTTCAAATACCTTCATACCCTTAATTAACATTCTGTTTATAACTTTTGCATTTTCAGAAAGTTCCAGCTTTGGCGCTCCCCCTAGCTTTCCAAACTTTCCTGCATTCTGTCCGTTTTTTGCTTGAGGTGAAGGGACTAGCTTTGGGTTCGCCACTCTGTCAATTTTGTTTTGACGATCCCAAGCCTTTTTGTATATGTCTTGATACTTATCAATCTGCCATTGCTCTGGTTTCTGCTTCAATTTCCTCATCCCTTTCTTTTATTTTTTCTTCCAGTATATCAAGTAGGGCTTCTATCTCTTCCATTTGCTGCTTAACATTATGGTTTCCTCTTTCTTCCGCTCTTTTTTTCCCAGTAAAAGCGCACCTTTTAGTTCTTTCTAATACTTTAGCGATGTCTACGTCCATTTCGCTTCTCCCTTTAAGATGATTGCGTCTCCTACGATGCCTGTGTCGCACAGTTTGGAAGCCTCTTCATTGAATGGCAATCCCTTGAGCAATCCCTCTTCATTAACGAGGACTTGAATATCTGGGTTAGTAGGTGATCGAACCATTTCTACATAGCCACCCACCAGTTCTTGCGCACGTTCTAATGACGGCGCTTCTTCATTGAATACATGAATCATATCGTTCTCCTTTTTGCATATGGGATTATTACCATTAATTACCATTAGAAGCAACAAAAAAGTTAATTGGATAGCAAGTTCAATTAACCTTTTAACCCGAACAAATTATCGGGTTATATGTTGTCCCGGCCTGTCTGGCGTTCATATTCGCCATTAGCAAGCGGGCCATTCATAGTACCTAGCCATTTCTCTGATCCGCCTGTCGATAATGCGTACTTACGGATAAGACCTGCTGATGTTGCAGCAGTAATAGCGGCCTTAATTGTACTTTCCGACCCTGCGCTTTTAAGAAATATAACACACGGCTCACCTGAGTTTGATTCATGTACGGCATGATAAAGACCATCGTTTGCCCCGCCGTGACTAACGGCACGACCTTCGTTTTCACGCATACGCACGAATTCAGCAATGTGTTCGAGTCTCTGACGAACTGTTGTGGACATTGCCAGCGAGCGAATATCTGCTGATCTGTCTTCGAGCAAGCCTGTGTTCGGGTTGCGAATAAAGTGTCTGATGTCTCGATTAGCTGGCCCGTTTGATTTCACGACTGCTCCATCAAACACGCCATTGCGTGTGTATTCTATGCCCAAATCTCTGCATCTTTGCCGTCCCGTGCTTTCGTCTACTGACCAAACCGAGAATGCGCAGCGCACGCCATCAACGATAGCTGATGTACCGCGAATAAGATTACGCGCTTGCTCTGGCGTTTTAATTGGCTCGTTGTCTTTGATCTTCGCCATGTGGTGATTGACCATAACTGTTGCGCCTGTTTCGGTAGCCATCTGCGCGAGAAGCCCCATGAATGCAGCACCCGCCGCTGGATCGGCGTTTACATCTGCGTGAACAAACGATGCCATAGGGTCAATGATTATGAGCTTGAGGTTAGATAGCTCAAGCATTTGCTCATAGATGCGCTCAAAATCTGCGCCCATGAGGTAACTGTTGTCGAACTTCTGCATGATTGGAAACACGCCGCCGAGGTTGGGTAGAGGTAGAATGCGCAGCTTATGATCGTAATGTTCACGATACTTCTGCGGATCAAGGCGAGAGATCCGTCTGTGCATCTCACCTTTATCATCTTCTGCTGTAATTAAGATTACATCGCCATGCTCTGCTACGAGGCCACCGAACGAGCTTTGCATAGATGCGCCCGATGCGACCTTCATTGCCAGATCAAGTGTCATCATGCCTTTACCACTATCCCCTGCTGCTGCGAACACTGTAGGCACGCCGAGCGGTATTGTGTCTCCTATAAGAAACTTTTGTTCTGGTGGGGAACCAACGAAATACTTGTCGATTAACAGGCTCTCGTCTAACAGAGATATTGGCTTCTTGATCTTACTTTCTTGCGACTTGATGAACTTTTCAATGTCAAAGCCCTCATCAATTGCGTCTGCTGCGTCCCACTTTTCTTCTTTTGTGGCAGGGATCTGCAAAATCAGTGTACTTTTTGCCCCGGCTCCTTTAGCTTGCGCTTCGACAATGCGAGCGAGCTTCTTGCCAGCTTCGTCATTATCAGGCCATAGGACTAATTCTTTGTTGCGAAGTTGCGTGAAGTCGAACTTATGTGCCGTGTTCTCTGACAGCATACCCGCACCGCCGATGGTACAGGTTGCAGCGTAACCTAGCTCAGTTAAAGCGTTCGCGCATTTTTCTCCCTCGACCCAGATAACTTTGTTCGCACCGGATATGTTCGGGATATTATACAAAGGTCTGGGTTCCGGCACGCCTTGACGACCATTCATGAACTGCCGGAACTGCTTCTTAGGTTTCCCGGCGCTATCCCGAACAATTTCTCCGGTTACGTCCCGGTCAAAGTACTTTCGAACTGTAACGAGGACTACGCCATCCTCATCTGTATAAGGATATTCCTCCTCAAACGGTGTGCTAGGACTGATTGTTTGCTTTTGTTCGGGTTGCTGCGGAACTTGTGGCGCTACTGGTGACGACATAACCGAGAAGTTGATTGGATTGTTCGGCTTAACGATGTTCTCAGGTGGAGCAACGTACTCTCTTGGCAAATAATCTTGAAAGTATTTAGCGGTTTCTGCGATTGACCAGCCACGACCTTCTTTAAATACCTTGCAGATGCCTCCAATTCCATCACCCGATTCGAAGTCTTTCCCGGTCATAAACCAAGGACTGCTTGTATCTATGTTAATTCTCAAGGACTTGCCTGCTTCACCGCGCAAAGACCCGATAAAGAATTCTTTACCTCTCTGCACTCCCGATGGATAAGTTTCCAACAATGCGTGTAACTGCACGCTACGCGGAACTTCCCTTGAAATTCTGTCTGCTACTTCCGTTGAAGTCTTGCCAAAAGCTGTAATGTTCATTATCTTGTCCCTGTCCACAGACTAACTACTAAATATGGGATGCCGCCGCCCAAGCGCGTCCCATATTTTACTCCTTCCAGCATGTTTCACGAAACTCGCAGAACTTGCATAAAAAGAAATCTTTATTTTGTGCAACACGAGGGAGAATGTCATTGGCTTTTGCAGCCGTCAAGATATTTACCGCTCGGTCACTCGCCTCTTGAGCCAGTTTTGCATTGTAAGGCACTAGCTCATAATAAATTTCTGAGGTGTTTTTATTTATAACCGTAAACAGCGCAGGGTTTTCTTTCAAATCCATGTAGGTTTGATAGAGCGCCAATTGAGTTGCGTAAGTCTTGTTCGCCTTCTCAACACCGTGACGTACAAATGCTTTGAACTTGCTGTCATTAGCTGACTTACATTCCCACAGCGCGGGGTAGCCCATAGCTACAGGGCCATCGCATATTACGCCATCTATGTGCCCGCGTATCTCGCCATCAGCAATAGAGAAGCCAAACTGATTGTTGTCTTTGTCTTCTGTACGCAAATCAAAACCAGCGTCTCTCAGCCACTTTGCAGCGAAATCCTCAATCTCATGCCCGAACTGAAAGATGCGCAGTGTACGGGCGCTGAAAGCCTTGTCAGCGTCTATAGGGTAGTTGAGGTATCTGTACTGCACCTTGCGCGAACACTCGTCACCGATGCTT